ATGATAACAAAGGATAAAATGATAGCATTTAGGGCAAAAAAAAGACTAAATGCTCTACTAATAATAGAGAGTAAAAGACAAGGAGTAACTAAAAGTGATTTAATCAATAATGTATTAACAGCTTTTTTAAAAAAGAGATATTTATAAAAAATAATAATGATATGGGAATAATTAGATTATATAAAACAATGGGAATATTTGGAAGAAGAAAGAAAGGAAATAATTATCTAAATCCTTTTAGTAAAAAAATTGATGTTGAAGAAGATTTAATAAGAGATATGTGTAGTAAATTAATTAATGATCTTTCAAAAGGTTATAGAATAACACATACAAAGGATGGTCTATATGTAGAACTTGGTGTATGTGATTCAGAAATAAAGAATGAAGCTATAACTTTTCTAATTAGAGAAATAATAAATACTTCTGTAAATGAGGAAGTGAATTCTGTTATTTTAGAACGTTTTGTTGATGGTAGTTTAGGATTTCCAAATTTCGATTTTGATAATTGGAAATTTTCAAAAATAGTAAATGATAATGGTTTGTTAATTACATATGGTTATTTGAGATGGTATTTCAATTATAATGCAGAGTCATTGAAGGATAATTTATATGATATAAATAATAGAATAATAAAAGGAGAGAGTGAAATACAAGCATTGAAAATTGAAAAAGCAAATGTAAGTGATGTTTTTAAAATAGAAATATATGAATATAAAATAGATAAATTAAATAAGAAATTTTCAATGCTAAAAGAAAAATGTATTAATGCTAAAGAAAAAATAAAACAATACGAAGAACTAAAAAAAGAAATTGAACAAAAACAAAAAGAATATGCCAACAAATAACAATAAAGCACGTGGTTCATCATATGAAAGAGAAGTAATAAAAGAACTTCAACCGTATTATAAAGAAAAACTATATACCACTAGAAATATATCAACCTATCTTGACAGTCAAGGAGTTGATATAACAACTGAAAACCCCAATGATATATACATCAATTACCAAATAAAGACAACAGCAAATAACCCCAATTACTTAAAGGTGTTAGAACATATGCCAAAGGATGATAAATTAAATGTCTTCATCAACAAAAGAACAAAAAAAAGTGATGGTGGTAGATTTTTGAAAGTAGGTGAATTGGCAGTAATGTCATTTGAAGATTATAAAAAATTAATTGAAGTGTATAATAAAACTACAGGTGAGTAAAAAAATTTATTCACCTATATAAACAAAACATAAACTATGAAAATAAATATAACACCTGAAACCTTAGATCAATACATATATGATAATGGTTATGAAGCTGCAAAAGAATACTTTAAGATAAGTGATAAGAAGATTGAAACGATTTTATTTAAAAATCCCATCAATCAGATAAAGAAAGAAAGCATTGATAAAAGATATTTAGAAGATGATGAAATAACAACCTATTCACCAATTTCTCATGAGAAAAGAACAGAGATAGAAACACAATACCTACAGCTACTAAATAAGCTAAAGAATAGATTAAAAAATGAAGAAGGTAAAATTGATGGTAATGGTTATGAATTAATTGATAGAATACATCAACAGTTTTTGAAAATGATGTTGAAAGATATTACGATTGATAAAGAATATAACCTTCATAAATCTATTCGAAATATAGAAGGTATGAATAATAGAAGGGGTTATATAAAAGAGAAAAATAGACTATCAGTAATTAATGAAAAGGATGATATGTATTCAATTAACGAGTATGAAAATACAATAATAGATGAATATATATTGATGTTAAAAGAGAAGTTTGAAGGTTCTGCTATTTAAATTAAAATAAATAAGAATTGTAATACATATATGACACTCTCATACACTATAAGAGTAGAGAGAATTATATATAATGGCAAAACTTACCAAGGATGAGTTAAGAAAACATCAACAAGCATTAGACTTACTAGCAAAAGATAAACTATCATTTGATGATAAATTATTTGTGTTGGAGAATTGGCACGAAGGAGCAGAGAACTTAAACAGTGCTGCAGGTGCATTTTTTACACCTTATTATTTAGCAAGGGATTTTAATTTAGAGATATATGAAGATGATAACCACCTGATTGATTTATGTGCAGGTATCGGTGCGTTATCATTACCACATTATACTTTATGTGAATATAATTATAAGGAAAGCGATATTACTTGTATTGAGCTAAACCCTAATTATATAGAAGTAGGTAAGAAGATACTACCAAAAGCTAAATGGGTTCAAATGTCAGCTTTAGATTTAGATGAGTTAAAGAAGCTAGGACAATTCAATCAGGTAATAAGCAACCCACCATTCGGAAAGATTAAAACAGCACAATATGTTGATAGTGAAAACGAACTAAAATACAAGGGATCAGAATTTGAATTTAAGATAATGGAGATAGGTAGTAAGATTGCTGATTATGGTTCATTCTTAGTTCCTCAAAATTCAACACCTTTTAAATATTCAGGTGCTCATTATTATGAAGATTTGAGAACAGAGGATAATGGTAGTAGACTATCAAGCAAAGTAAAGAAATTTATTAAAGAAACTAATCTTCATTTTCAGTTTGGTGTTGGTGTGGATACTTCAATTTATTTAGATGATTGGAAAGGTGTTAAGCCATTATGTGAGGTTGTGAATTTCGATTATAAAGAAGATATATAGAGATATGGAAAAATATATAATAAAAAAAGAAGAGTATCATAATACAATAGAAAATATTGTGTTGGAATTTCTAAACAAAAATGATATACCAATTGAGGTAATAATCAATACTGAGTATGAAGAAGGATATATTGAAATAAATTTAAGAAAGAGATAATTAAACAATTATATAACATAGGTAGTGTGCTTAAATATATTAGCTGCCTATTAATTAATAATTAAATAAAATATATAGATATGGAGAATAAAGAAAGACAAATTTTAAAAGTAGATGCACAAGCATTACAGTCATTGGTTAATGTTGTAAATAATGCAATAGTACAAATTACACCTAACCAACTAAATGAAATCATTAAAGGTTTAGATGTTGAAGGATTAAATAAACCTGATGAAGAAACTAAAGAGAAAGAGTAATATGAAATGGGTATTATGAATAAAGAAATAACTATTAAGGTATCAACTATATTATTAGTAATAGCCTTAATCATTGTACTAACACCTGTTGTTATATATGGTAGTACTATATTATCATTCATACTTACTAATCTAACATACATCAATAGTATATTATTAGTGTTGGTATTGGTAAAGAATAGAGTAAAGAAGATATATAATAAGGTGAGATTAAAATATATTGGTCAACGTAATGGATAAGGAAATAACAATAGTTGTTGACAATGGCAAAGTAAAGGAGTTGATAACAGGTGAAGAAGTACGGACAACCGAAGAATAAAAAGAGTGGTTGGTCTTGGGTTGATGAACAATATAAAGAGAATAGAGAAAAGAAATATACTAAGGTTTCTCTAACAGGATTTTATAATAGTAAACAATGGGTTGATTTAAGGAACTACAAACTACAACAGAATCCATTGTGTGAACACTGCAATATATTAACAGGTAGGTTAACACCTGCAGTTATGGTTGACCATATAGAAGCAATACAATCAGAGGTTGACCCATTAGCATTAGACTACGATAATCTACAATCGTTGTGTGATTACCATCACCGAAGAAAGACAAGGTTAGATAATTCAAAGTACAACCCCAAGAACCTTAAGAAAGGTAAGGAGATTCAAAAAGATTTAGATAGTTGGTAGATTTCCTTCATAGGGGGTGTGTTAGTATCTAATTACTAGATATATATACCACCGCCTAAGCCTGGATTTTTTGTTTTTCTACTTTTTGGGGTGGGGGGGTATATGCCGATTAATGAGAGAATAGAAAAATGATAACTAAGAAGAAGATAATAAGCTATTTAGATAATAGGGGTGATTATAATGATATGTTTGAAATGCACGTTGATAGATTATTAAATTCTATTAAAATAGCAGCCAAAGCAGAAAAAGACATTCTAGATAATGGTGTTCGTGTTAACGTATCAAAAGCAGAAACACCAGTATATCAATTAAATCATTCTGTAGGTGCTTTACAATCTGCAAATAAAGATATAAGAGCATACTCAAAACTACTTGGTTTATCACCTTTTGACTTAAAAGAATTAGAATTTGAAAGCGGATTAGATGAAAGTTTTGATGATGATTAATAATGACTAAAGAGGAATATATAAAATACTGTAATTCATTAGCTAACCAATATGAAGAAGATGTAAACAACAATAATATCATAGTAAGTGAATGGATTGAAAAAAGTGTAAAGAGAGAACAAGCATTAAGAGAAGATAAAAGATATTACTTCAATCAAGAAGCATTAGATAAATTTTGGGGGTTCTGCTATTATATTGGAGTCGTTAGGCGTAAGAGGTGGAAACCATTACCATTTCAATCTTGGATAATAATGTGTTTGTTTTCACTCTATTATCAAGATAAACCTGCAAAGCGTGTTAGAAAATATGGTGTTATCTGGATTGCGAGAAAAAATGCAAAAACTTTTTTGGGAAGTTTAATTAGTCTCTATGTGCTTCTAAAAGAGGATGTTGAAAGAAATGATGTAGAGTGTTATTTTTTAGCTACATCATCTGATCAGGCAGGACAAGGTTTAAAGGAATTAAAAAAAATAATTGGTTGTAGTCCACAGGTTAGAAAAAGAGTTAGAAATCTATCTAACATCATAAAAAAGAAAAATAGTACAGGTTTCATCAAAGCCTTACCAAATACACCTGAAAGACTTGACTCGAAAAACCCGAACTATGCAACTATTGACGAGAGCCACGCACACGATTCACGTGATCTTTTTAATATTATTGATTCGGGAATGAAAAACCGTGTTAACCCCTTAATATTAGAGGTTAGTACTGCAGGTTACAACAAAGAATATCCTTTTTTTAATGTGTTAGAATTAGGTAAAAAAGTATTGGATGGTGATGATACACAGGATAATCAGTTTTATGCATTCTTTACTTTAGATTCAGAAGATGAAATTGAACAGCCTGAAATGTGGATTAAAAGTAATCCATTTGTGTTTAGTGAAGTTGGTGGTTACACTGTTGAAGAATTAATTGAAGACTACGAAAAAGCAAAGAAAATAAGTAGTGATTATGATTCTTTTGTGATTAAAAATCTCAACTATTATAAAGATGTTTCTTCAACGTGGATAGAAGATGAAGCATATAAAAAATGTGGTTGGGAATTACCCAAAGGTGAAACACTTGAAACCTTTTTTGAGGGGTGTGAAGCTTATGGTGGAATTGATTTAAGTGCTACACGTGACCTTTCAAGTCTAGTATGGTTGATAGTAAAGAATGATGAATTATATATAATTCCTGATTTCTATTTTCCTGATAACAGTAAGAATAAAATAAGACCTAATGGTATTGATTTAACACCTTGGATTGAGGATGGTCATATTATACAGCATAATAGAAATACAATTGATTATAAGGCTATATATAAACGTGTTGAATATTTCCAATCATTTTTAGAAATACAAGGGATAGCATATGACAAATATTTGGCTGGGGTATTAATGCCAGATATTGAAAAAGATTTGGGTATTGACATATACACAGCACCCCAAACTGCAATGTTTTTTTCAACTCCATTAAAACAGCTTGAAAGGAATATTTACGATGAAGAAATACACATAATGAAAAACCCCTGTTTAAGGTGGAATTTTTCAAATGTAGTACTCTATTTTGATGGTAATGATAATATCAAGATAATTAAAAATAAAAAGAAGGATTCTGTTGATGGTGCTGTATCTACAGGTATGGCATATGGTTTAATGTTAAGGCTGAAAGGTGAACATACATACTATGACGAAGAAGATAATAATTAGAATAAATAATAATTAACATATATGAAAAATAAAGCACTAGATGTAATATTTGGTGTTGATAATGAAACGAAAAGGAATTTAGATTTAACTACAACAAATACATATAATGATTATCAAAATGATTTTCAATTTTTAAATTTTAGTAGAAAACTTAAAAATATAAATGAAGAAAAGATAGCACCTTTATCAACTGCACATAAGATTTTAGCAGAAAATATTGGACGTATTCCAATTGTTATAAAAAGAGATGGTGAAATTATAAAAGATCATCCTTTATATCAAATCTTGAATTTAAAACCAAACACCTATAGTAACATTTCAACATTCAAAACAGCTATTGAATATGACCGTAATAAGTTCGGAAATTCTTTTGCAAAAATAAATAGAAATAGGAGTAACGGACAAATAAAAAGCATTGAATATATAGTAAGTGATAAAAATACAACCTATAGAAAAAGAGGTGATAATATATACTATACTTTCAGTGATGGAGGAAATAAAAAAGTAGTTAATGGTATTGATTTGCTTCATTTCAGACAACCATTATTAACTACAGGTGGAATTATGGGAATTACCCCTATAACAGCCTTAAATTACAATTTAGACATTATTGCAAAGGGTATGCACACAATCAATAATTTCTATGATAATAATTTAATATCTCCTTTGGTTGCTGAAACAACAGTAGCTACTAATGCACAACGAAAAACAGTAAAAGAAGAAGCTGAAAATTTTGCTAATAATTATGGTGGGTATAATAATGCAGGTAAAATAATTCCTCTACCACCAAATGTAAAACTGACACCCCTTCATATATCATTAATTGATTCTCAAATACTAGATAGTTTGAAACTAAATACTAGTCAGATAGCTAGTTTATTTGGCATACCAAACTATATGATGAATGATGTTGACAATACACAAGGTTTGGAACAACAACTACTTCAATTTAAATCATTCACATTAGCACCAATTGTTTCAATATATGAGGCTGAATTAAATTTCAAGTTACTTACTAATAAAGAATTAATTGAAGGTTATAAGATCTCTTTTGATATGGATATGATTAATGATGCAGATTTAAAGACTAAAGCGACATCATACACATTACTATCTAAGAATGCTTTAATGACTAAGAATGAAGGTATTGAAAAGCTAGGTAATAAGAAAATAAAAGGTGATGCAGGTGATAAACATTATCAACAAATGCAAGATGTTGCAATTGAAGATTTAGATAAAATAAAAGTAGATAATAAGGTTCAAAATGAAGGAAAATAAAAATGATAATCTATTAGAAAATATTTCAATAAGAAGTAATGAAAATGGTGAAAATATAATTGATGGTTATGGTTCTGTATTCAATCAAAAATCTCGAAGGTTAGTAGAAAATGGTAAAGTGTTTTATGAAATAATTCATACAGGTGCTTTTGATGATTGTGATTTTTCAAATGCAATTATGTGTTTAAACCACGATAAACGCCAAATGTTGGCAAGAACTAAAAGCGGAACATTAACACTAACAGTTGATGAATATGGTCTTAAATACTCCTTTACACTACCAAATACAACATTAGGAAATGATACAAAAGAGCAGGTTAGTAGAAATGATTATGATGAAAGTTCATTTGCTTTTATAGTAGATCAAAAAAGTGTTAAGTGGGAACGTGACAGCGAAGGTAATTTAATTAGAAATGTACATAAGATTAAGCGTGTAACTGACTGTTCAATAGTGCTCAATGGTGCTTATGCTAACACTGATATATCACTAAGAGATTTAAAAGATGTTGAAGATAAAATTGATACAGTAGTAGAAGAGTATCAAAGAGATTATACCAAAGAATTAGAATTAATAAAATTAAAATATAAATAATAAGAGTATGAATATTAATGAATTAAAACAAGAAAGAGCATCTAAAATTAATGAAATGGATGCTTTAAATAAAGTTGCTGTTGAAGCAAAAAGATCAATGAATGATGAAGAGGTTACAAATTGGGAATCTTTAAGAGGAGAAATTGAAGATTTGGATAAGCAAATTGAAAGAGCTGAAACAATGGAAAATCTTAATAAATCAATTGTTGAAAGAGAAATTAAAGAAGATAAAAACGAAATCGAAATGAAAGAAAATAAAAGAAGTTTAGTTGATTATATTGAAGAATCACTAAGAGGTGAAAAACCTGAAAATTTCACAATTAATAGTGAAGAAATTAGAAGTTTTACAACTGCAACAGCAGAAGGAGCAATTGCAACTGAGGTATTAGATTTATCTATTATAGGAAAAAGACCTATCTGGAAAGAAATGGGTGTTCGTCATATGGGTGGTTTAACAGGTGCATTTAAATTACCATATAAAAAACCAACTGTTGCAGGTAAAAAGGGTGAAGGTGTTGATAGTGATGTTAATGGTGAATCTTTAGGACATATTGATTTTTCAATCAAAGCTTATCCTATGCAAGATACCATTTCAAAAGAATTACTTGCTAGTGGTAATGAAAATGTATTAGCTGGTATTATAGCTGATTTGATTGAATCAACAGAAAGAGCAGTAACAGCAGATGTATATACACAAGCCTTAGCAACTGCACAAGAAGTAAGTGGTGCAACATCAATTACAAGATCAAATATGAATAAGTTAAAAGCTAATGTAGATTCTGATGGTAATTTCTTAATGACTCGTGATGATTTTTATGTTGGTGCTGATGTAAAAGTTGATGCAGGTAGTGGTAAGTTCTTGACTGAGTATGTTAGTAATGAAAAAGGTAAATTATCTGATGGTACACCATTATTCTATTCAAGTTTATTTAATGGTAGTGAAATTGTATATGGTGATTTATCTAACATTGTTGTAGGTGAATGGGGTTATGATATTGAGTGGGATACTGTAACACGTGCAAAACAACGTGAAGTTATTATAACAGTTAATAAACTTGCTAATGTTGCTAACCGTAACCCTTATGCATTTGCTAAAACTAAATTAGCATAATTAAGAGTAGATAATAATTCTCTCTATATATTCCCAAGGTGTTAAAAGTTGGTGAACCATGTTCACCTTCTTTTTTCACCTTTTATTAAAATAACCAAACTGATGATAAGAAATAAAATAAAGACAATATCAAAAGAATATGATGCAATTGCTTTAAATGACTTAAAAGATCAATTGAATGAACAAAGGGATTATGTTTTAGATGATGAAAAACTAACCAAAAAAATAAAATCAGCTATTGATTATTGTGAAGGTCTTATTGATTGTTCAATTGTACCTGCAGTAAAATCTTTGGTTATATATGAATTTTCAGGTAATGAAATAGTTATTGATGAATATGATTATAATTCAATTAAAGATGTAATTGTTAATGGTGTAAGTGGTAGAACAGATGTAATAAAATATGTTGTTGAAAACTACACCTATTTCACCATAAAATTCAATGAAAATATACAAGCAGATAAAATTGAAATAAAATATAATGCATTTGTTGAGTTCAAAGAAAATTACAAAGAAGCAATTATAGTTAAAGCAAGTGATTTAATTGATAATGAATCATCAAATTATACCTACCAAGTACAAAATAATAAGACAGTTGAAAGACTTTTAAATATAACCACATAATGTAATGTTAACTAGTGTACTAAAACATAGAATTTCAGTAATTAAGAAAGAATTAACTACTGATGAATATAATAGTGAAGTTGAAAATGATGTTGTAATATATCCGATACTTAAAGCAGGTATAAAATATGATTCATTTAGTCAATATGATGTTGGTGATTTGAAAAGACTAACCAACGTTCAAAGGGTAACTTTTAAAATAAGATATAAACCTAATATTGATGATAATTGTAAAATTCTCTTTAATGGTAGTTATTATGAAGTATATGGTGTTGAAATTGTTGGTAGAAATAAAGAATTAAAAATATTAACTACTAAGTTATAATGAGTGATAGTGTTAAGATAAAATTATTGGGTGATGAAGAACTAAATAATTTATTTCAAGATTTATCTAAAGGTTCAAAAAAATCAATTTTAATATCTGCATTTCGTAAAGCTTCCAAACCCCTAGTTAATCAAGCAAAACAAAATCTTTCAGGAACAAAATATACTGATATAGCAAAATCTATTGGTGTAAAAGGTGCTAGGAATAAGCCATTATTAACTATAGGTGCAAGGAAATTTGGACAGTGGAAAGGTCAGTTAGGACATATAGTAAATACAGGTACTAAGGATAGATATTATACCATAAAGAAGGGTTTATTTAAATCAAAACAACAATTTACAGGTAAGATAGAAGGTAATCATTTTTGGGATAATGCAATTGATACTACAAAAGGTCAAGTTGTTGGTTCTATTGAAGATGAATTAACTAAAAGCTTCATAAGATTTGTAAAAAGGGCAAATAACAGAAATAAAAGATGAGTAAAAAAATAAATTTAGCACTAATTAAAATCATTAGTGAAATACCTGAATTATCAGGTTCAACAGCTAATAAAATATATCCAATTAAAACTAATAATAGTGTTGAAATGCCTTATGTTATTTTAGTTAGGGATGGTGTAAATACCGAATATACAAAAGATGCTTTTGGATTTAAAAATGTAAATTCTTTTGTTGGTGTATTTGCAAAAACCTATAAAGAATCAGTTGAAATTGCTGATATAATAACTGATGAATTGATAAAGTTTAGGGGAACAATAGAAGGAATTAATATAAATCAAATTAGAGAAGGTGATGATGAAGAAACTTTTGAAAAAGATAAAGATGGTAATGAAGGTTACTTACAATCAATGGTTTTCAACATCAAAACTACATAAATAAAAAAAATATAAAATATAATAATATGGGTACATTAATGATGGGTACTGATGTGCACCTTTTTTTAGGTTCAGGCAGTACAAAATTAGGATTTTCAAAATCACTTAGTTTAAGTTTTGGCGGTTCTCCTATTGATATAAGTAATAAAGATACAGGTGGTTACGATGATTCTGTAATGGGTCGTTTAAATTGGTCTGCAAAATCTGATTGTATGTTAAGTTATGATGCTGATTATGGTTTCATTACGGCACTTAAAGCGCACAAGAATAGAGATAAAGTAAAAATAGTAGTAGGTAGTGCAACTGCAGAAGGAGCAAGTGACAATACAAAGTTTTCTATTGATGGTTTTATGTCAATAGAAGGAATTGAAGTAACTTATAATGATGGTGATGTTGCAACGTTTTCAATTTCTTTAACTGGAAAGGGTGAATATAATATCAATGAAATATAATAGTGAATAATAATAAGTAATTAAACCCCTTCATTAAGTTGTTGGGGTTTTTTTTGATCAAAATTATAGAGAAAATGAAAGAAGATATAGAGAGTTTACAACCTGTTTTAGTAGTAACTATTGAAGGGATTGATTATAAACTACAGAAAAGTAATAGGGCTAAAATGGTATGGGAAAACATTATTAATAAGTCACTATTTGAACTAGATTATAATAATGAAAATGAGGTGTATTATCTGTTTTTTCAATTGTTAAAATGTAGAAATAAAAATTTCAATTACTCCTTTGGTGACTTCTTAGATTTAATTGATGATGAAAAAATAAATATACCTGAATTAGGTGATTTGTTTAGTTCACTAAATGAAGTTGATGGTGTTAATGAAGATGAAGAGGTAAAAAAAAAAGTAGATGAAGAAACCCCTAAAATATGGGTACGTGATTTATATGGTATATGTATAGAAATGGGTATTTCACCTAAATACTTCTTAGATGAAATGTCAGATATTGAATTAAATGCAATTCTTCAACAATACCAAACTAATCAAAAGAATGAAAGTGAATCTACAAGGTTAATAATGTATTCCAATTTAGCACCATATAGTGAAAACTTAAAAGTAACTGATGTATTAAAATTCCCTTGGGATAATGAAAGTAATTATATAACTGAGTTTAAAAATTTAACTAAAGAGGAAAGAGAAGAACTTTTTAATAGAGGTGAAAAACTTCTAAAAAGAATAAACGAAACCAAACAAAATAATACCTAAATATGAGTAATAGTAAATTTACCCTAACAACTGAACTACGTGCAGAGCTTAGTGATTTTGAGAGGGGAATGAAAAAGGCAAATAGTAGAGTTAATAAATTTTCAAGAAATCTAAATAAAAACTTTGGGGGTGTTTCAAATCAACTAGTAAATATAGGTGCTGCAATAGGTATAACTTTTGGTGCACGTGAGTTATTTACATATGCAAAAGATGCTGTTGAATTATCTGCAAGTATATCAGGTGTACAAGAAGCATTTGATAAGCTTAAAGGTGCTGATATTGGAAAACTAAGAGAATATACAAAAGGTACTGCAAGTGATTTCCAATTAATGAAAGCAGCGGTTAAAGCAGCAGAATTTGGTATTGACAGTTCAAAAATGCCCCAATTAATGCAGTTTGCAGCAGTTCAAGCTAATAAAATGGGTGAATCTGTTGATTATATGGTTGAATCCATTGTTACAGGTTTAGCACGTAATAGTATTCCAATACTTGATAACCTTGGTCTTTCATCTACTATGTTAAAGGAGAAAATGAAAGAGACAGGTGATATATCATCTGCAGCGTTAGCCGTAATAAATGAAAAGTTAAAAGAAACAGGTGGATTATCTGATAATGCAGGTGTAAAAGCTGCACAAATGCAAGCTGATTTCAATAATCTAAAAGCTGAAATAGGTAAAGAATTAACCCCTGCATTTACTGAATTGTTTGGTGCTATTAAAAGCAATATGCCAGCCATTACTAACCAAATGAAAAAGATGGCAACTTTCATTGCACAAAACTTTGAATTAATATTAAAATTAGTTGGTGCTATGGGTGGTTTAGTTATAGCATTACAGACAGTTAAGGTTGCACAAACAGCTTTTAATGCTGTTGCAAATGCTAACCCCTATGTATTACTAGCAACTGCATTAATTGGTGTTGCTGTTGCATTAAATACTATAGGTGATGCAGCGGAAAAAGCACGAAAGCAATATAAAGCATTTATCAATGAAAATACATTAACAAAAGATAGTGTAAAGGGTAGATCTGATGATAGTTTATTAAAAGAGTATCGACAAGCAAAAAAAGATGTATTAGAAATTGAAAAAATTCTAAAGTCTTCAAGTGTACAGTTAGATGTACAACAACGTGGAGCACTTGAAAATAAATTGAAGATGTTGAAATCTAATATGAATATTATTAGAGAAGAAGCAGTTAGAAGACGAGAGGCAGCAAGAGAATCAACGAAATTAACTAATAAAGAAATTGAAAATCTTCAAACATTAGAGGCAGAAATAAAGACACTACAGGAAAGAAGACAAACAGCTTCATTAAATGAAATAGGTGGTATAAATGATGAAATAAAAGCACTTCAAAAGAAGATAGACAAGTACAAAGAAGCTACTGATGAAATAGATAATACTATCAACAAACTTGAAAAAATGCAATCAAAAGGTGTTGATAATGTAGGTGAAGTAAAGTTTGCTAAAAACCCCAATAAAGTAGGACTAGATAAAGAAGTTAATTCATTCAATTTAGCACCAATAAAACCTAGTGATTCTGATAAAGAAAAAATGAAAAAAGGTGCAAAAGAGTTAGCTGAATTAGCTAATCAGCAAATAGGCACTATGTTAGGTGAAGGATTAGCAGGTACTATAAGTGGGGCAATGGAAAGTTTTTTTAATGAAGATGCTAATTTTTTAGAAGGTTTTGGTCAATTAATTGGTGGTCTTGCTGAACAGTTTGGTAAACTGTTAATTGCTCAAGGTATGGCAATATTTGCTTTTAATGAATCGCTAAAAACTCTTAATCCATTTATTGCTATTGCAGGTGGTGTTGCAATGGTTGCTGCAGGTGCTGCAATAAAAACCTTTACAAGTTCACCCCCTAAATTAGCCAATGGTGGTATTGCATACGGTAGGACACTAGCAGAGGTTGGTGAATATTCAGGTGCAAAATCAAACCCCGAAGTAATAGCACCATTAAATAAGCTTAAAACATTAATACAACCAATGAATCAAGGTAATAATGTTAATAGTAATGTGGAGTTTGAAATTAGAGGTGATAAGTTGATTGGGGTATTAAATAATTATAATAAAAAGGTAAATAGATTTTAATAAATGGCAACAGGTATATATGGTTTAAAATTTTTCTATGAGTTTTATTCGGATAATAATAGACACAATAGGGTAGAAATTAGAGATTATTATGAAAGTGGTGATACTAATTCAATTGAGGTGAGAGGTATTAATAATTCATTTGAAATTGAATACCCTGAAATTAACATTGTTACTGATGGTATAATGAGTTGTGGTGCAACTTTGAGTTTTTTTTATAAAGGTGAAGAGGGGGTATTATCTACCCTTTTTACCCCTGAAATGAACAGGTATAAAGTAATGCATTATATAGATGGTCAAAAGAATTTTATAGGTTATTTAAATACTGAATTATATGATGAAGACTTTTCAACATCAACGACAGAAATAGGTGTTGGTGTTCAAGTAACTGCAAATAATGGTTTTTCAAATTTGGAAAGAGTAAAATTTATTGATGATAATAATGATCTTTACACTGACTTTTCAACCTTAAAGGAATTATTAGAAATTATTATTGGTAAAGTAGGTCTTGAATACAACAACCTTTATTTTAAAAATTTTTTTAATGTAGTAATAGATAATGATACTAATACTTTAAGTAGTAATTATTTAGAGGATATATGTATTAATAATGGTAATTGGTATGATGAAGACTTACAACCTAATGATTGTAAAGATATTCTTAATAATGTACTTATTGCAAATGGTCTAAAATTACAAACTATAGGGGATGATATATTTATATATCCAATTGACTTATTGGCTAGTGCTAGTGGTGATGTTGAATTTACACACTATACATTACCAACATTTGCAAAACAACCAAATATAAATATTGATTTTTCTTCAATTGAATTAACCACTATAGGCTTTAAGAGTAATAGTATAAGAAAGGGTTATGTTAGTGCAATTAATAACCAAGAAATAGAGTATGATCCTTATTGCGTGAGTGATATAATAGCAGGAAAAGTAAATAATGTTAGTTATATCGATGGGTATGTAAATAGTGAATCAAAAGGTAGTGGTGAATATGCTTGGACAAAAGAGTATTATACTACACATACCAACTATATAACCAATCAAAATATACCTATAGGTGAAAATATTACAACACCTAAAATAGTAAAAGCATATAAAACTACAGAACCATCAAAACCAATAGTATACATTGAGTTTGATTGTTATCATTTATGGGAAAATCACACTGCTAGTTGGGTAATTGAAAATAAAGTAAATCCTATTTACCTAATGAATGGTAGTAAAATGAAGATTACAAAAAAAATGTATTTCGAAACTAAGGATGATTGGGAAAATCCTGATGAAAATGGTATTAATAATGATAGCTATATTATGAGCTTAGGTATGTATGTACGTTCAGGCGATAAATATTATTCTAATTCTACCAAAAAATTCACAAACTCATCACCATTTGACCCAACAACAGGAGCTTTTACAGGAAGTACAGACTCGTTAGTGTTGGTTAAGGCTAATAATTTGACTGAAAAGTATATGGAATTTGACAAAGAATTAGAATTTGAAACGGTTCTTGACTTTGCATATGATCTACAGGAAGGAATTGATAATAATATAGTTATAGGTATCATTAACTATAATGCCTTAGTTTTTAGTGTAAAATATAGGATGTATGATACAAAGGTTGTTGTATATGATGATGTTGCAGAACTTCATAATATCAAATTAGATAATCTAGTAAAGAGTAGTGAAAGGGTTGTTGATGAGCGATATATAAATAGTGGACAAATTTTAAATTTAAAACTAGGCAGTATTTTACAACAACCAGACTTTAAAATAAATAATAATAATCAGCGTGGTGCATTTTTCTATAGTCCTGATAAGGTGAATTTCACACCTATCTCAAAATTTGAATATAATGGGGTTTATGAAGATTCTGAATATCATATAATTGAGCAGATAATAACTAACAAATCAACACCATCAACAACATTAAATTTAACCCTCAATAATACCTTTAAAATAAATAAAGCACTCAATTATGGTAATTATTTGGGTGATATGAAATTAATGATAAATGGTTGTGTTATTGACTATTTAAACGAAAAAATTGAATGTAAGTTGTTGGAGATTAAGAAAATATAAATATGACATATATAAAAAAGCTTAAAACAAAACAATTCAACCGTAATAAGAGGATATATAATGGTGAGGTTACGGTTGGTAATATTTTATCATCTTCACCTGCTTCATCAATTGATGTTTCTTTATTTCCAAAGAAATCACTAAATGAAGAAATTACAGGTGTTTATGATTTTTTGAGTGGGTTAACTATCACCAATAAATCAATTACTTATGATGCTAATAACGATGAAATCTTAATTGATAGTAGGGTAAGGTTTAAAGGTGATGTTGTTAGTGAAGGTGGTGTTATTGCTTATGCTGATGGTGGTGATTATGGTAGTATTTTCGACCAAATACCTATAGCTACTAAAACAAGTAAAGGACTTGTTGAAATAGGTAATGGTATAAATGTAAGTGATGGTGTAATTAGCTTAGACCAATCTGTTATTACACCTCAAACATTATCATTAGTTGGTAATAACCTTTCAATACTAAACGGTAATACGGTCGATTTATCAACCTTACAAACTGATTTAACAGGTTATGCCACTGAAAATTGGGTAAGTACTAATTATTCGAATAAATCACATAATCATAGTGGAGTTTATGAACCAATATTTAGTAAAAATTCAGCATTCAATAAAAACTTTGGTACTACCTCAACAACAGTTGCCTATGGTAATCACTTGCATACAGGCGTTTATGCTTTAATAGGTGGTTCAGGTACACAAGATTTTGCAGCTAATAATTTAACTGTTGCAGGTGATTTAACCATTACAGGTACTATAAATGAAGTTGAAACAACAATAGTTAAGTCAACCAATGATTTAATTATAACAAGGGATGGAGCAACAACAGCACTAATTGATGGAACTTATACAGGTATACAGGCAACTAAATATGATGGTACTAATGATGGTCAGTTAGTATTTGGTAGTGATGGTTTTGCTCGTGTAGGAGATATAGATGATTTGCAGATATTGGCAACACGTGAAGATACACCAATTTCAAATGGAATTGCCTATTTTGATAATACAACCAAACAATTTAAAACTAAAACAGAAAGTAGTTTATCTGTTGCATATGCTCAGGATGCTAATACTTTAGATGGACTTAATTCAACATCATTTGTTAGAACTCAACTAAAAGCAGACAAATCATTTTATGATGATAGTATAATTATTAATTGGGGTGCTGGCACTAATGTTGATGAAATATGGTATGATGATGCACTAAATGCATTTAATTTTGTTGCAGATGGTGCAACTTGGAAAGCAACAGCAAATGCACGTGTAAATGTAGGTACATTATATGAAGGTGGTACTTCATTAAGTTCAAAGTATTTAGGTATAAGTGCAACCGCTGCACAAGCTTCAAAAGTTACAGTAAACAACCATACAACAAATGATATTGATTACCCTATTGTTTGGCATAATAACGTTAATGTACTATATGATAGTGCTGATAGGTTTAAATTTAACCCGTCTAAAGGTAAATTATTCGCTCAAAGAATAATGGGTACGGCTACAGGCGATAATACAGTACCTGCAACAGACCAAGTTAAGGTTGATGGTTATGGATTAATAGGTAATAGGGGTTCTGTTTATTTTACTAATGGTGCTGCAACGGGTGATTTAAGGTTTGGTGTTGGAGGTATACACGGTAGTAATAATGTGATGTTTATGAATAGTACAGGTCTTTCTATAAAGACAGGTGCAGCACCTACCGAAGCTTTAAATATTGCAGGTAGTGCAGTGTTTACGCAAAATGCCGATGCAAAATACGTGGCAACTTTTACCCAAAATCATACAACAGGTTACGGCATACATATTAACGGAACTACTGTTAATAGTAGTAATTCATTATTGCGTGTTACCTCACCAGCTAACGACCATATATTTAGGGTGGAAAGTAATGGTAGAATAGCAATAAATAAAACAGGTGCTAGTGAAGCTTTAGATGTTAATGGATATGGTCAATTTACTTCTGCAACCACACCAACAGTTAGGGTAAAATCAACAACAACAAGTGAGGGAAGATTTGATATTGTTACACCTGATTCATATGGAAGAATAGCACATAGACAAAGTGACCATCATTTTCTAATGTATATTTCTGACCCTAATGGTTCACGTACAAGGTTTAGGATAAAAGGTAGCGGTGGTGATATTCTTATTAATGAAGGTAATCACGGTAATGTTGGTATAGGTACAAGTTCAACATCCGAGAAATTAACAGTTGAAGGTAGTATAATAACTTCTAATTCAGGTTGGTTAAAGTCGAAATCCACAACAGGCAGTGTTGTTAGATTACTTGGTATAGAAGGAGGTAATAACGTATATATAGGTGGGGTAGATGGTGGTCAGACAGGTGATGTATATATACGTAGAGGCGGTATTAATAAGATACAGATAGGCAGTTCTTTGACGACTTTAAATAATGATTTAAAAGTTAATGGTTATATTGAATTGACAGGTAATCTTAAACGTTCAGCACACAACACAGGACACTTAGAGGGCAGTTATAATAATATTGGTGCTAATGGTTCATATACCAATCCTATTTATACTATTGGTAGTAATTATAACCCTAATGTTAGCCTATTAAATAATATGTACGGCATAGGTTATTCTCACGCTGACCAAGCTTCATTTCTTAGTAGTTGGGTTACTGGTACTAAAAGTTGGGGTGCTTATTTTGCAAGTAACGGTGTGGCTCGTATTTTTTTAGATGCTCATTATGGTAATATACACAATACAGGTAATATAAATACACAAGGCGATATAACAATCGGTTATACTGATAGAGCAACCGAAAGTCTTTTAGCTATTCGTTCAAAAAGTAATGCAGGTATTTATCTAATTGCCGACACTGATAATGTGACAGAAACCCACAACCCATTTATCCATTTTGAACAAGATGCAGGTGGTGTTAAAGGTAGTATTGGTTACAATGATACGGGTAAGGATGCAATGAAAATTGCTGTTGCTAATGCTACCACTAATTCAATGATTTTTCACAATCAATACACATCAAATATTGAATTTGCCATTAACGGCACAAGAAGAATGTATCTTGATAATAACGGTAAATTAGATGTAACAGGTACTATTCAAGGTGCTGATTTTTATGCTGATGGTGCAACGGGTTATTCACTTGCAAGCGGTAACGGTAGAGGGTATAGATTTTGGAACTCTGATTCATATAAAATCTATATGTCAACTATTTCCGATGGAACTTGGGGCGGTCGTTTAGACACAACAAGCGACTACAATATGTATTTCCGTATGGGTGGTGGTACTAACAGAGGATGGGTGTTTGATAATCAATCTTTGGGTATTGCTGCACAGATAACAGGAGAGGGAAATATAATTGCTAAAGGTGAAGTAACTGCATTCTCAGACAGGCGTTTAAAATCTAACATTCAACCCCTACAGGTAAGAGGTGATTTAAACCCTGTTACATACGTAAAGGATGGTAAAAACTCAATAGGTTTCATCGCACAGGAGGTTAGAGATATTTACCCTGAATTAGTTGTAGGTGAAGAAACTGATGATAAATATTTATCATTGAATTATGCACAGTTAACAGCGGTTTTATATGCTGAAATAAAAGCACTTAAAACAAAGATTAATGAATTAGAAAATAAAATTAAATAATATGGCATTACCAACAAGTAATATAACAACAACAATAGTTAAAAATGAAATAGGTGAAAGTTCAAATAGTGTTAGCGTTTTACGTAAATCCCCAAAAGTTAATTATTGGGGTTTTTCTTCAACTCTACGTGGTTGGGGGAGGTCTAGAAGTTTAGCAGCACCCTATGATTTAGGTGATTTTAGGGGGTATGACCATTATTGGAAATGTTGGTCTATGGATGGAATAGTCAATACTTCAACGAGTTATGAAGATGGATGTAGGTTTGCACTTGATTTATTTTCATTTCCATCTTGGGCGGTTGATGATAATACTGATCACGATTTCTCAATTGAGGTAAAAAGAACTAATGACTATCAACACGGTGATGGTATGTTTGTTTCTACTTTCACAATTTTTAATAACCAATACACAAAATCATTTTGGTTTAGTCCTTATGATTTAGATTCTTTTGATGGTCAGGGTGATTTGGTCGCAGGTAGCACAGTATATATACGTGTTACACATTTAGGTAGTGATATAAGAAGATGGGATAGTGACGAAAATTTAGCAATTGAATCAAATGATGATGAATTTATTTTTCCTTTTGTTGTACCAGAAAGTGTTACAGTAACACCTACAGTTACTATTCAAGCTACTAGTGCTGCAGGTTGGTATTTAACAGATAGTAAAGGTGTAAGTGGTAATATTGAAATAAAAGCCAATGACTACACAACTACAGATGCAACAATAAGTTGGTTAATTGAATTTAATACGGCTGATGATTTTAGTTTAAATGGGTGTACAGTATCGGGTTCTGTTACAACAACACCTGATGGTGTATCATATGGTTCTGAATCAAATTTTAGTATCCCAGGTTCTTTTAGTCTAGGTACAACTATATATTACAGGGCAAGATTAACAAACTTAGGTGGTGCAGGTGGTTCAACATCTTGGAATGGTGTAAAATCATTTGTAATGGATGATTTAGCACCAATTGAATAAAGTAAATAACAATAAATCACTAACCCCTATCATTAATTTGGTGGGGGTTTTTTAGATAAAAAATAATAACTAAACATATGAGTAGTAATGAAATAGATATGATATACAAATATTTTGATTCACATTTTCAAGGACTTAAAGAAGATATAAATGAACTAAAAGGTGACATAAAAGAAATGAAAGAGAATGAAAAAAACCATTTTTTTAAATGTCCTAACACCAATAAAATACAATTAATTGATGACGAATTACTTGATTATAGGGCGTTCAAGCGATATAAGAAAGTATTCTTAACATCTTTTGCAGTAGTAATTATAATAGGTTTTCTGCAGTTGGTGGCGGTCTACAATAAAGCATTTCCAACAGAACCAAAATATAAAATTGAAAAAAATGAAATGGTTAAATAAATTATTAAGTAATTCCGATGAAGCAAGCACTAACCGAATGGTTGGTGTTTTTGCTTTTATAGTGATGGTGTTGATCATCATCATATCACTATTTCTACCCCTATTAAATGCAGTAGTATTTGAAATAAGTATGAAATACCTATTCTATATAATAGGTTCTGCATTTGGTCTAAAAGGTATTGAAAAGGTGGTGCAATACATAACAACAAAAGATAAAAAGTAATGAAAAGTGATAAAAGGTAAAAAGATATTAGTAGTTCATTGTTCAGATAGTGACTACAAAACACACGATGATATAAGTGTTATTAGAAAATGGCACGTTGAAGAAAGAAATTTTGTAGATGTTGGTTATCACTTCTTCATAAAAAAAGATGGTACTATACAAAAAGGTAGAAAGTTAAAAGTTAATGGTGCACACTGTAGAGGAATAAACAGTAAAAGTTGGGGTGTGTGTTTGAGTGGTAAAAGTAACAGCTTCACACAAGCACAAATGAAAGCTTTAGAGCAACTAACTATTCAATTAAGTGATAGAATAAGGTTAGTAGATCAACATTCTGCATTTGATGCTAAAAAGCCATTTTGTGCAGGGTTAAATGATAATCAAGTAAAGTATTTAAATAATTTAGTAAATGTGGCATAAATTAACGTTAGCAGGGAAAATATTATTATTTCTTGTTGGTTTCGGTTTTGGGTTAGCTACAGGTTTTTATTATGGTAAAAATGAAGCAGAACAAAACAGTGGAAATAAAACTGAAATATCCATTGGAGATATAAAAGGTAAAGGTACAGGTGATATAGTTATTGATTTGGATAATACCCAATCACAAGATCAAAAACCAACACCAAAGAAAAAGAAAAAATTTTTAGGACTTTTCTAGATAATTATTATTAGATTTATATTGGTTTGGTTAAAAATTCCAAAATATTTGGGAATCAGAAATCAGGTGACGTATTAATTTATGTCACCTTTTTTTATTTTTCTCCATTCTTATTTAGAAAGATTCTAAATAATTACTATCTTTACAGTGTTGTTTAATTTTTAATTTTTATGTTATGGAGTTTAATTCTTCAAAAACTAAAAAAATTAAAACTAAATGGAATGAAAGACTAAAACAAGTAACACGCTTTATCAGTAATTTAACCAAACTGATAAAAGTCATTATAGACTTAATAGAGGTGTTATAA